TCTCTGAAGAGCTGCAGGATCTTGGGTACGATAGAGTTCCATAACCATACTAAGTGTACCACCATTTTGCATGAAAGGTTGAACCAAAGCTTTAAGAGTGCTCATCATATCCTTATCAACAGCAGAATTAGTAGAATATATGCCATACTCGGACTCTTTAAACAAACTTCCGTCGAAGTCCAAAATAGCCTGACTACCATCACTAAGTATAAATTGTCTCTTAAATTTCTGATCCTTCCAAGCTATCTTAGCTGTTTCAATATAAGCCTCTATTGACCTGTTTATAAAATCATCATGTATACTAAAATACTTGGCTGTATTGAGGGAACTTTGTTTAACACCTCTTTCTATACCCCCCACTGTTTCACGATTATCAATAGCACCCTTGCGTTGAGGAGTAATTCCTACTATATCAGCAACTCTGTTCTCAAGAAAAGTTAAGATCCCTAATAGATTTTGTATGACGGCAGGATCTCCAATCTCCACAGAACCACCACCTCTATTCATATTACCAGCTAACTTACCTAATGCAGCACCTTTACTTCCTTCATTGAATTCATCTTCAAAGATAATTTTCATCTGATCTATGTAGAAGAGGAACTGATCCATCGTAAAGTTGCTAGGGATCATACTAGTTGAGATTTTTGCTATCTTACCTTTGTATGTCTTTAATTCTTCCCATAATTTATGCATGAAGAAGTTATAAATAAGTTGATAGTTCTTACCCAAGCTTACAAAAGAGAGAGATCTGGCATCATTAGTATTAAAAATATTGCCTACAATCCCAGGAGAACATTTTGAAGGATTATCCATGGCTCTGAACTGTACGGGGCGGGGACCCATCTTAACATAAATATCATCAGCTAATTTGGTTCCTTCATACCACTCTCCTATCCAAATCCACTTAATATTCTGTTCCTCAACGTCATCTATCGGATAATCTTCATCAACATATGTTTTTTGAATATCGCCATTCTCATCAATATACTGAAGTATTCCAACCTTTCTCATCCCTTTCCATAAGGTTCTTAATTTTCTTACATTACCATACTGATCAAATCCTCCTCCAAAGAAAGAGGAACTCTGATTATTTGCCGTAATGATAGCTCCGATTCCTCCTTGCTGATTTATCCAAGATGTCAGATCTATAGGAACATTCCTAAGGTTACGGTTAAAAATTCTTCCTGAAGCTGACACATTATATGCATAACCATCTTCAAGTTTTTTGATCTGAGAGTCTTTCAGTTCCTCATGATACTCATCAATTACTTGACCCACTGGTACATAAGATAATTCTATGATTATATCTGCATCTTCTATTCGATAAGTAGTTCCTCCGCGTATGGTAAAAATGTTAAGGGGGTTGCCTTTTCTATGAATAGGCTCGCCCCCCACTATTTCTGATATTGTTATTTCTTCACCCTGAACCAAAAGATCCTCAAAACATTTGCTGAAAGTCTCTTTCATATTCTGGGTATGATATCCATATTGTATTGTCTGGGAAGCCATTAGTTCACGCCTGTCCCTGTAGTTAAACTTCATCCACTTGGATTGTGCCTGAATTGCCGCACTAGCCTCTTCCTCAGAAAACTTATTAGCCACAATCCTACTGAGGATATCCTGATTTATTAAAGCACTTATGTCTTCCAATTTGGAATTAACAAGATCTGGATTAGACATGACAATCATAGGATTGAATTTCATCTCCCTCTCCTCTCCAAGTAATACAGACATGTAAGAGTTTAGAAGTGGATAATTCTTATACGTATTGTCAAATTTTGCTTCTACTTTATAGGGATTTATCACAGCTGATACCTCAGCTGGATCTACTATATTATTGATTAAGTTAACATTACTAAGCTTTTCTTGCATGGTTGCCCTGATCCCATTCTCAAGATCAAATCCTACCACAGTATCTGCTGCCTCTATACATTCCTTATAATACGAATCTGTCTTCTGTTTACGAGTCCTCTTCTGAAAGGGAAAGGACATTTTCCCTGCTGAACTAATAGATGTGGCCATGATTTTTTAAATTTTGTGCAAGTTATAAATTATTTATATTACTTTTGAAAATTTTCTCTATCAGTATAACGTAATCCTCTTAAATCCTTAGCTGGATTAATAATTTTAACTTTATTAGAAAAACCGCCAAACTTCTTAAACCAGGGGTCATCTACTATAGTCTTTACCTTATCTTCATATTTATGTTGTTCAAACTTCTCTCGGTCAGCCCTCAGTATCATCAGCATACCCATGGCACTTATCCTGTCAAAGTTATCATCCGGATTCCATGAAATCAACTCTCTTATATAACCCAAAGACCTTACTTTATGTAAATTAAGAAATCTGGGACTCTCAAGTACATTACCTTTCTCATCCTTCTCCTCTTCTTCAAAAGGAGTATAGGCTGTTCCTATAAGCCAGTCAGCCTGAAGTTTACGTCCCCAAGCATTAACAGCTTTATTTGCGTTAGTACCTTTAGCCCTATTTCCAAAAGTAATGCCCTTGGCATAGTCCATGTCACGTAATACCTGAGGGGTATCACAAAGAAACTGAAGATTCCTGGTTGTATCAAAGTATTGAAATAAGCCCTTAAGGTTATTCTCATAGTTTGCAATGGCATTATAAAAGCGAAGGAGTTTAACACAAGTTTCATAAAACTCTGCTGCCGTCCTGGGTCTTCCCGTATATTCAGCAACTATCCTATCTGTCCAAGTATCAAATACAAAAGTACTTCCAAGAGAGTTGGTGTATGAACTCTCATCAGAGTCAATAGGGTCAATACCAGCAATATATCTCCAAAAAGGGATAGTACCATCTATACTCCTCCTTGGCATTTCAAAGATTTCCACACAACCAATCTTATCCAATTCATCCTTTATTGGAAAATTTCTAAGTGGTGGATGTAATTCAGTCTTATCCCAAAGTATCTCACCCTTCATATCACTTTTTAAATGTCCTATGTAATGAGTCCCAAGGAATGAAATGGCGTTAGGAAGAATCTCAGAAAGGTAGTCCTTAAGATCAGCTACTGGGAAAATACTTCCTTCCCTCCGCATAATTGCCTCTTGTGGAGTAATACACATTTCAGCCTTATGCTGTACTAAGGTATTAGGATCTGTAGAATTATATTTGATATGAACCCTTCTTTGAATGATCTCCACCAATGCTTTTATAACATCTGAGTTCCCATTAATATCATAGCAGTTTAACCTATTCATGTATGCAGGAAAAAAGAAGGCACAAGAAGAAGATCCATTGACATTTTTATCGTACAAATTAGGAACCTCCTTTATATTATACCCCCCCGCATTATAAAACATCTCCTCTGCCCCCCTGAAATCAGCTCCTTCAGTACCTCCTGTACCGCCCCCCACCATGGTTCCAAAAGCAAAGTCTCCTTCCTCTACTGACTCACGAGCTACCATCCAAGACTTCAATAAGTTAGGATGTTTTCCCCACTCATCCCAATATATAAAAGGACCTCTTTTGCCCCTTGCTTTATCAGGATCTCCCTGGGTAGTAACTCCTATCACGCTGTTTCTTGTGCCTTGTGTAAGACCATTCTGGTCTGTATATCCCATCTCCCAGGTCATAGAATTTAAAGAATCCTTAGATTTCAATCTGGGCCAGGGAGTATTAGCAGCACACCAATCTACATTATCTTCAAACTTATTAAGTATACCATCCTTGATAAGATACTCTTTCTCAGATGCTATTGCAAAAGCTTTTACGTCACCTTTATTCACACTGGTGTCTCCAACTACCAAGACCCTTGCCAAACCACTACCAGCCTTAAAACTAAACCCAGCTCCTCTTTTCTTCAACATACCAGAGTGCTGTCCTTCTTCTCTCGCTTGCTCGGTATAGTGGAAAAATAAATAATCTCCGTCATATACATCAGGAAAGTCACGTACTCTTTCTGCTCTCTTAGAATCTTTTTTAATCACACTTTTCAGAATAGGTGAATAATTAAGATAGAAATAGTATGGTCCAGGTATCCATTCGCCATCTTCCTCTCTCACTAGCCCATC